CTGTACCCAAAAACGTGAACGATACAGATATCGCAGCCATAGAACAGATTATTAAAAATATGTCCACTAAGAAACGGAAGCTAAATGCAACAGGTGGGTTAGCTAAGATCCTGGAGATCTAATGCCAAGAGAAATAAAAACTGTTGTAGAAAAAAATATCTGGAAAATAGTTTATCCCACTGGAACCGTGAGATATAGAGTAGAGTTTTCTGGTAAAGATACATCATTATATTCATTAAAAAATACTTTAAAAGAAGCCCAGGACGTAAAAAAATCACATATAGAAAAATTTCCAAGTCTTCTTGGTAAAACATTAGAACAGAAAAAAGAAGGTAATATATCAAGAGCTTCAGTCACTAAAGTTGCTAATACACAATTTATAGGTGAGTATAATTCAAGACCTGGAACATATTCCATTAGAATAAATAGAGCAAAAAAATATGGTGGAGGATCAGAAACTATAACAGCAACTGTAGTTGGATTATCTAATGCGCGAAAGAAAGAAAAAGAGTTGATTAAACAAATGGAGAAATTAACTGGAAGAGATATAAATGTATTTGTGAGTAAGCCATCCAATCCTCTTTATAGAAATGCTTTAAAGGATGTCTCAAAAGAAATGAAAACTTGGAGTAAAAAAGGATATTATCCAGATAATCTTCTAGTAAAAATTTCTGATAAATATAATTTTCCCCACGTTAAGGGAGAGGGTGCCAACAGACAATTAGTTAGACTCGTTCAAGATAATAATTTAATTGACAAAAATAAATTAAAAGCTGTTGGTCCTAAGTATATAGAAGCAGTGGGGAAATATAAACAATATAAGGGCGACAAGACAAAAGTTGGTGTTAAGAAAACTATATTAGAAGAACTGGGTATGGATTCCAAGGGGTCAGACGTAGGAACGTTTAGACGTGCTTTAAAAACTGTTGGTATCCATGTTAATGAAGATATAAAACTTGAAGGTGAACAGGTTCAAAGAGGGATTGATGCTAAACTTAAAAAACTTAGTTCCTCAAATATTGAAGGCTATTTAAGTGGAAGTAAAATGGGTAGTTTAATTGTTAATGACAAAAAAGGATCTCTGTTAGATAAAATGCATTTAGGTGACAAAACAGCTTTAATTAGAGTTGGAGAAATGGGTTATGGTTCATCAAAGTTAAACCAGCAGTTGGGTGGAGGATTTAGGAGAACTGAAGGGGCTGAAAGACATAGAACATCTTTAAATAAACATATAAATAGAATTGTTGAAAAATATAAAGGCAATCCTGATGCTATGTATGAAATTAGTAGCGGTCCAGATAGTTTTGATCAAAAGAAATTTAAATTATCTTTAGAAAAAGAATTTGGAAAAAGTAAAGGAGTTGTTCCTTTAAAACAATATCTTGATAAGATAATAAATACTGAGGTTCAATTAATGGGTTATGCAACCGATGGTCTTATTACTGCAAGAAGAATTGACCCTATTACATTAGAGCGAATGGCTCCTTCTTCGAATTTATCCGGTTCTCGAACACTACAAGACTATGGAAAATTAAAATCAAATATGTCGCTACAGGATTTAGGTCTCGAAAAACAGGCCGCTGGAAGACAACAAGTGACCCCTTTATTAGAAGACTTAAATATTTCTGCAAATTTAGGGAAACAAAGTGCCGACCTTAATATAAAAAATTTTAAACTTACTCCAGCTAGGATGAATTCAATTATTACTTCAATTGATAAAATGTTGAAGGAGGGTTTATTGGATAGAGCAACAGCAGGTAAATATGAGACTATATCTAAGTTAGCAGAAGAATGTACTTTATTAAGAGCGGATGGGGGAAGAATTGCATTTGCCAGTGGTGGCCCTTGTGCAGAGGCACAACAAGCTGTTAAAAATTTAAATCAAGAAGAGATAATAAAAATTGGTTCTAACATAGATGATGCAATGCAAGGACCGATGGGTAAACTTAGAGATGCTTCTAGAGGTGTTTTAAACATCGCCAAAAAAGGTGGAAGGTTTGGAGCATTCGCTGCAGCCGGTGCCGCAACTGCAGGACTTGTTAAAGAATTTAGAAATGATGATCCATCAACTTATTTATCAAATGAAGATCAACAAAAGAATATGTTAATTGATATGCTGACACAACCGGTTCAAGATCCAAGTATGGAACCAGCTAGCACAGCGTTCGGTGATGCACAACTACCAGCTATTGGTGCAGTGACTGCAGCAGGTATGGTACCCGGTGGAGCAGAATTATACAGACAAAGAACTGGATCAGGAGTTAGGAAAGGTCCTCTAGGCGGTCCCCGTTTAGATGCAGATAAATTACCTATTCTTAAAAATAGAGTTAGTCCAGCTAGAGCGTTCCTCGGTCCCTTGTCCGGGGTTCTGGGAAAAGGTTTAGCTACTACGGGAACACCGTTAGGGATGTTAGCTCTTGAACCTTTATATATTGGTCAACAGATCGCTGATGGAGATTCAGCAGGCGAGATTGCAACTAACCCATTAAATTATTTAGGCCCTGCATTTGCGGGATCTTTATCAAAAGAAGCAACACGTTTTGCCGGACCAAAAATGGCAAATATTATGAGATTAGGTATAAGTCCTACAATGCTTAAAACGGTATCAAGAAGATTCGGATTACCGGGTCTTGGAATATCGGCTGGAATAAGTGGGTATGAAATGTATCAAAATAAAAAAGCAGGAAGGGGGATATTCGATGACGGTTAAAAATAAAACACTTGTTAAAAATATGGAGCATGTTAAATGGAATGAAATTCCACCATTAAAAGGACCAAACTCACAGGGGTTGAATGTTTCGTTAAAACAAAGTACAACAATAGAGAACTCGGAGAATATAAATGGCAGATATAGACAAAGCTCTACCAAACGTAGAGACAGAACTTAAAACACCTAGCGACGAAGAAGTTGCTATTTCAGAACAAGAAACAATAGAATCACAAGCTGGACCAGAAGATATTGATATCACTCAAGAAGAAGATGGTAGTGCTACAATTAATTTTGACCCCTCAGCAGTTAATCAACCGGGCGGAGAAGGTCACGGAGATAACTTAGCAGAATTATTACCTGATGATGTTTTAGGAAAATTAGGTTCAGAGTTAGCAGAAAATTATTCAACTTATAAAGCAGCTAGATCTGACTGGGAAGATTCTTACACTAAAGGATTGGACCTTTTAGGTTTTAAATATGAGAACCCCACTCAACCTTTTACAGGAGCTTCAGGTGCAACTCACCCTGTTCTTGCAGAAGCCGTTACACAATTTCAAGCGCAAGCTTACAAAGAATTACTACCAGCTACTGGTCCTGTAAACACTAGAGTCATTGGTTTAGCCAATAGACAAAAAGAAGACCAGTCAGTTAGAGTCAAAGAATTCATGAACTATCAGCTCATGGATGTTATGAAAGAGTATGAACCCGAGTTCGATCAAATGCTCTTTTATTTACCTCTCAGCGGCTCTACGTTTAAGAAAGTTTATTACGATGAACTACTTGGTAGAGCCGTTTCAAAATTTGTTCCGGCAGATGATATTTTAGTTCCTTATACTGCAACCTCTATCTCAGATTCAGAAGCAGTTATTCATGTTATTAAAATGTCAGAAAATGATTTAAGAAAAAAACAAGTAGCTGGTTTCTATGTGGATATAGAATTACAACCGGGTTACAATGAAGAGACTGAAGTAGAGAAAAAAGAAAGAGAATTGGAAGGTGTTAAAAGAACTAGAGATGAAGATATATTTACTATTCTAGAAATTCACACTGACTTAGATTTAGAAGGTTTTGAGGACAAAGATTCTACTGGGGAAGAAACAGGAATTAGACTTCCATATATTGTAACATTAGAACTTGGAAGTAGAGAAATATTATCTATTAGAAGAAACTATGCAGCAGAAGATCCATTAAAGAAAAAACAAGAGTACTTTGTACACTTTAAGTTTTTACCTGGAATGGGTTTTTATGGTTTTGGTTTAATTCATATGATTGGTGGTTTGTCTAGAACAGCAACTACTGCATTAAGACAATTATTGGACGCAGGTACTTTAAGTAATCTGCCTTCAGGATTTAAACAACGTGGAATACGTGTTAGAGATGAGGCTCAGTCAATACAGCCCGGCGAATTCAGAGATGTCGATGCACCTGGTGGAAACATCAAGGATGCGTTTATGCCCCTACCTTTTAAAGAACCTTCAGCTACTTTATTGCAGTTGATGGGAACGGTGGTTGCGGCAGGGCAAAGATTTGCCTCCATCGCTGACATGCAGGTCGGGGATGGCAATCAACAGGCAGCTGTTGGAACGACTATAGCTCTCTTAGAACGTGGTTCAAGAGTCATGTCAGCAATACATAAACGATTATATGTAGCGATGAAAAGTGAATTTAATTTATTAGCAGGAGTTTTTAAAACTTATCTACCAAAAGAATATCCATATGATGTTGTGGGTGGACAAAGAAATATTATGGTAGCTGATTTTGATGATAAGGTCGATATTATTCCTGTTGCAGACCCTAATATCTTTTCTCAATCACAAAGAATATCACTTGCACAAACTGAATTACAATTAGCTCAATCAAATCCTCAAATGCATAATTTATATGAAGCCTATAGACATATGTATGAAGCGATTGGTGTAAAAAACATTGATGCTATCTTACCACCACCCGTTGAACCGTCTCCAGTAGACCCTGCAACTGAAAATATTTTATCAATGTCTAACAAACCGTTCCAAGCCTTCAAAGGTCAGGATCACCAAGCACATATTACTACCCATTTAAACTTTATGGCAAGTAATGTTGCTAGAAATTCACCGGTTGTGATGGCATCTTTAGAAAAAAACATTTTTGAACACATATCACTAATGGCACAAGAGCAATTAGAGGTAGAATTTAGAGATGAGATACAACAATTGATGCAAATGCAACAAATGGCTCAACAAAATCCGCAAATGCAACAAGATCCTCAATTCCAACAACAGGTTATGCAAATGTCTATGGCATTAGAGTCTAGAAAAGCAAAATTAATCGCTGAATCTACTGGAGAGTTTAAAGATGAGGAAGCTAAAATTACCGGAGAGTACGGTGGAGATCCAATTGCTAAATTAAAAGCTAGAGAGCTTGATTTAAAAGCTATGGATAATAATGTTAGACAAGAACAAGACCAAGAAAAGATTAATATGGAGAAATCTAAAAATCTTATGGGTCAACAACAGTTTGAGGAAAAAATGGAGCAAAATGAAGATTTAGCAGAGCTTAGAGCAGAAACATCCTTAACTAAACAAATGATGTCTCAGGAAGCTAAAATGAGACAAGATAGAATGAAACAAATGGACGTTAGAATCTTGAAAGGTCCGAGAAGATAGTGTACAATAAGTAAATAGGAGAAAAATATGAATAAACCAAAAACATTTTTTACAAAAAACAATCCAGATTATGTTGGTAAAGTTGTGTCGGATACACCAAAAGCAGATGGTTCCAATACACTTAAAACTAATTCAGATGGATTTGCAGAAGCAGTAGAAGTTAAAATACCTTTAGGACAACCGACTATGAATAAAGTTGGTGGTCAAAAAAGAATGTTAGCATCTAAGAAATCTTCCGTTAAGTGGTACTAACATGTGGTTATCGGCAATTAAATTAGCCGTTTCTGCAGGAAGCCACATTTATAAAAATAAGCAACAGACAAAAATGCTTATGTCGGATGCTGCTATGAAACATGCTCAGAAAATGAGTACTGGAGAATTAGAGTATTCTGGAAAATTACTAGAAGCCAGACAATCAGACTGGAAAGACGAGTTTATTTTAGTTTTATTGTCGATTCCGATTGTAATGTTAGGATGGTCAGTATGGTCAGATAATCCTGTACATATGGAGAAAATGGAGATATTCTTTGTACACTTTGGAAATTTACCGTTTTGGTACCAAACAATTTTTGTCGGAGTAATAGCATCTGTCTATGGACTTAAGGCAACAGATCTGATAAAAAGAAAATAACTTTAAGGAAAAAATTATGAGCAAAAAATCTAGAAAACGAAATAAAAAAATTCTTGCTGCAATAGGCATAGGTCTTGGTGCAGCAGCTATGGCATCAAAGAAAAAATCAGACCTAGCTGGTACTGAGGATGGTAAAGGCGGAATTGATACTATTGCTAAAGCAAAACAATCGATGACTAAAGATAACGCATATTCACCACCTAAAAAGAAATCAACACCTAAAGTTTATCAAGATGATATTATGAGAGGTGGTTCAGGAGTTAAAGATAATTCTCCCAAAAATCCTTATTCTATTAGAACGGATAAAACTCCCATTAAATTTGGTCTAGGCGCACAAAAAGGTTATACAAAAACTAGTATCCCTAAAGCAACAACAACTATTCAAGGTGATAGAACAAAAACTACGGAAGAGATATTAGAAGGTAGTGACACAAGAGGATACAAATCTGGTGGCAGAGCGGGTTACAAACATGGTGGAAGCACTGGATCATCTAAATCTTCTGGTTGTGAAATAAGAGGTACAAGTCCAATTTTAATGAAGGGGAGGAAATAATGTCAAACTGTAATTATAATACGCAGACTACAAACCCAAGAGGAAAATCATCTTCTAAAAAAAGAGTTAAGAAAAACATGGGTGGTTCTATGAATCCAGCTATGGCAAGACAGGATATGCAATCTGGTTACTTCCCATCTGATATGGGTATGGCAGGTGGTAAGATGATGAAGAAGGGCGGAAAAGCCTAACCCATCATGAAAAAGTTTTTAGCTAAACTATTCAAATTTAAACTTTGCAAGTGTAGTTCTAAACCTACTTGTGATCATTCAAATACAGCTGTTAGAAAAGAAGTTAAGTATTGTAGTAGTTGTAAAACTATTTTAAATGAGGGCTAACAATGGCTAAACGTGGTCTCTACGCAAACATTCATGCTAAACGAAAAAGAATTAAAGAAGGTTCAGGTGAGTCTATGAGAAAGGTTGGAACCAAAGGTGCACCCACTAAAAAACAATTTATTAGATCTGCAAAAACCGCAAAGAAGAAATAATGGCTAGTGCTGCATGGACACGTAAAGAAGGTAAATCCAAATCAGGTGGATTGAATGCAAAAGGTGTTGCATCTTACAGAGCCGAGAACCCT